GGTGCAGGGACGTGCCGAGGCCGGGATGCTGCTGTTCAACGAAACGGTCATCTACACCGCCCACCTGCAAAAGACCGCCACCGAGACCTTTGAGGAGATGCGCGCCTTCTTTGAGGGTGCACGGATGCGGCGGTATGTGGAGGAGATCCGCACCGCCCTCGGGCGGGAGCAGATCATCCTGAAAAGCGGTGCCCGCATCAAGTTTCTGGCACGCACCCGCAACGGCGGACGCGGCCAGCACGGCGACCTGCTGATCTTTGACGAGGCGCAGGAGCTGGACGAGACTGCGCAGGGCTCTTTCCTGCCCGCCATCTCTGCCAGCCTGAACCCGCAGACCATCTATGTGGGCACGCCACCGGGGCCGGATGCCGTGGGCACCGTGTTCCGTTCGCTGCGCCGCCGCGTGTTGGACGGCGATGCCAAAAAGGCCGCATGGTTCGAGTTCTCAGTGGACAAGATCGGAGACGTGAAGGACCCGGCACGCTGGGCAACCACCAACCCCGCGCTGGGGCGGCGCATCCAGCTTTCCACCATTGAGGGTGAGGCCGAGCAGCTGGACCCGGACACCTTTGCCCGGGAACGTCTGGGCTGGTGGAGCCCGGAGACCACCCAGCAGCTGGATCTTGCCATTGACCCGGCGGCGTGGGCGGCCTGTGCCAGCGAGGAGCAAAAGCCCGAGGGCAAGACCGCCTACGGCATCAAGTTTGCACCGGACGGCAGCGCGGTCTGTCTGTGCGGCGCGGTGCTGCCAAAGGACGGCGCTGCCCGCGTTTCCCTGATCGACCTGCGCCCCACCGGGCAGGGGCTTGCATGGCTGGCGGACTGGCTGAACCAGCGGTACGACAAAGCCAGCTGTGTGGTCATTGACGGACGCAACGGCGTGGACGTGCTGGCAGAGCGCATCAAAGAGGTGTGGCGGGCAAAGAACGCCGTGATCCGCCCAGGCACCAAGGACGTGATCGCCGCCGTGGGCGGCTTTACCAACGGCATCAGCGAGCACAGCCTGACATGGTATCAGCCGCAGACCGTGCTGGACGAAAGCGCCCGCACCGCCATCAAGCGCCCCATCGGCGGTGGGTACGGCTTTGGCGGAGACAACAGCCTGCCGGTAGAAGCCTGTGCGCTGGCGCTGTGGGGCGTAAAGACCTGTAAACGCGACCCGACCCGCAAGATGCGCATCGGGTGAAAGGAGCACCATGACCACCACCTTTTCTTTTGGCACTGTGCCGGGCTTGACCGGGGAGGAACAGCGGCAGCTGACTGAGCTGACCGAAGCTTACAATTACCACCAGAGCCGCAACGCCACCAAGGACAAATATTACGAGGGGCACGTCACCTTGCAGGACGTGAACCTTGGCATTGCACTGCCCAAGGGGCTGAACAAGCTGGAGGTGGGCTGTAACTGGGGGCAGAAAGCGGTGGACGCGCTGGCTTCCCGCAGTATGTTCGATGGCTTTGTGAGCAACAGCGGCGCGCTGGACGGGCTGCAAAAGTTGGTGGACGACAACCGTCTGATTGCAGCCTACGCCAAGGCCTGCCGGGATCAGCTGAAATACGGCTGTGTGTTCGCCACCCTGTCCGCAGATACGGATATCGGCTGCCGCATCCGCTTCCACTCCCCTGCCACGGCCTCCGCGCTCTGGAACGGCGAGAAGGGGCGCATCGACTGCGGCTTTGCCATCATCGACACAGTACAGGACGAGCACCAAAAAAACAACTGGCGGCCTGCGCTGGTCAACTTCTACACCGACACTGCCGTCATCGTGCTGCGCTCCAACGGCAGCAGCTGGGCGGCGCAGCGGATGTCCCACCGGATGGGTCGTCCGCTGATGGAGCCGCTGATCTGGAACGCCACCAGCAACAAGCCTTTTGGCCGCAGCCGCCTGAAGCGTGCCATCCGTTCCCTTATCGACGACTATGTGCGCACCGTGGCCAACGCCACCATTGCGCTGGAGTTTGACACCACACCCCAGAAGTACATCCTCGGCGTGACCGATGAGCAGTTCGATGCCATCTCGTCCGATAAATTCAAGCAGTATGTCGGCGCGCTCATCGCCGCCACTTCCAACCCGGAGACCGGCGAAAACCCGGTCTTTGGGCAGCTGGCGCAGGGCAGCTTACAGCCCCATGTGGAGAAAATGCGGATGACCGCCACCCAGTTTGCGGCAGCCACCGGTCTGACCGTGACGGACGTGGGCGTGGTGAACGATGCCAACCCCACCAGCAGTGATGCCATCCTTGCCCAGAGCCAGACGCTGGTGCTGATGGCGCAGCAGCTGAACACCGGCAACGGCGATGCCCTGCATACCATCGCCTGTATGGCGCAGGCCATTGCCCGGAACGTATCCCTGACCGAACTGACCGAGGAGGAGAGTGGCGTGATGGCACACTTCAAAAACCCCGCCATGCCCAGTGTGGCGGTGACTGCGGATGCAGCCATCAAGATTGCAACTGCCCGGCAGGAGTTTGCCAGCACCGACACCTTTTTGGAGATGATCGGCTTTGATCAGGCGGATATCCGGCGTATCCGGGCACAGGAGCAGCGGGCGCGCGGGCAGGCGCTGCTGATGGAGATGGACGATGCGGATAACGACACGGACGTGGAATAATTACATTGCCCGGCTCTCCCGGCTGAACGAGGCTGCCGGGCAGAAGATGCGGGAGTATATCCGGCTGCACGGCACGGACGATACCGAGGCGCTGATCTCCTACGCCTACGCGGTCATCACCCGGTACGGCGAAGGCAGCGCGGAGCTGGCCTGCCAGATGTACGATGCACTGGCCGAGGCCGAGGGCGTTCTACTGCCAGCAGCAGAGCCTGCCGCCACTGCCAGCTATGGCGAGGTAGCCCGCATGGTGCACGCCACAAAAGACCAGAACCCCGAGAACCTGCCCAGCGGCGTGAGCCGTCTGGTCAAGCGTGCGGGCGCGGACACCACCCTGCACAACGCGGTGCGGGACGGTGCCGAGTGGGCGTGGGTGCCTCACGGGGATACCTGCCCCTTCTGCATCACGCTGGCCTCCCGTGGCTGGCAGAGAGCCAGCAAAAAGATGCTGAAGGGCGGGCACGCGGAGCACATCCATTCCAACTGCGACTGTGAGTTTGCGGTGCGGTTCCATTCCGGCACAAGCGTGGCAGGCTACGACCCGGAGAAATATCTCCGGCAGTACCGGGCAGCGGGCAGCGATGTGAACGCAATGCGCCGCATCGACTATGCCGCCCGGAAAGATGCCATCAACGCCCAGAAGCGGGCGGCGTATGCGGTAAGAAAGGCTGAGGCCACGCTACACAGCCAGCGCGGCAGCGGTGGCTCTTCCGGGCAAAACGGTGAAACAGTTCACAGGTTCCTTGGAAAAGTTGATTTGAACGACGCTCAGCAGGTAGAAGCCCTCAAGGATTCTTTTTGCAGCAATTACGCCAGTTCCAAAGTCGAGAACATGATGGTCATCACCCGGAACGGCGAAGTCTATTATATGACAGACAACAATCCCAGAGGGGTTGACTGTTCGTATTTGGATGGTAAACTGAAAGATAGTTACAACATCCATACACACCCGCCAGATACTACACAGTATTCCTTTAGCCTCGATGCGGACATTCCGGCAGCATTTGCAGATGGAACCCGAATCATGGAAGCGGTTGATCACAAATACAGGTATCGCTTTGTAGTTCCTGAAAACATCACTTTTGAACAGTGGGATCGTGTCAGAAGTGATGTGCAAGATCATGCACTGCTGTACATGGCCGAGCGTGGAATGGGCGTTGATGATATCGAAGAAAACGAGCTGCACGTTATCATTGAAGAAACCTGCAAGCAGCTTGGCGTGACTAGTTATAGTCGCTGGGAGGTGCACAAGTGAGCCACACCAAAGAGCAGATAGAACAACTGTGGAAGGAAAGTGTAAGACGGGAGCGTGACCTTGTCGCAGAGTACAAAAGGACGCATCACGTTCCGAGCCGTGCTACGATTTCCACCCCTGAGATTGAGGCAGAACGAGCCGAGCAGAAGCGTCTGTACGGTGAATATCTCAAAGCCCTTGCAGATAAGGATTAGACCACGATGCACACGCACCGTGGTTTTTGTTTACCCATTTTTAGCACGATGCAGCTTGCACCGTGCTTTTATTATGCCCATTTTGCCCGCATGAGGACGGAACGGGCACCATCGCAGCGGGCAGTGCGTACCCTGTCCACAACCGGACGCAGACGGAGAACTGCGTCACCAAACCGAGGTTTTACAGATAGAAAGGAGTTTCCACCATGAAACGCGAAGGCGTAAAGAACAAGATCCCCGGCATTACCGAGGAGCAGCTGAACTGGCTCATGCAGGAGAACGGCAGCGACATCACCCGGGAGAAAAACGCAGCCGCAGCCCTGCAGACCCAGCTGAACAGCGCACAGGCACAGCTCAAGACCGCACAGGACGGCCTGAAGGCCTTTGACGGTGTGGACGTTGCCGGGCTGCAGGCGCAGGTGACCAAGCTGAAGGCGGATATGCAGGCGCAGGCCGATGGCTTTGCCTTTGACAGTGCCCTGAACACCGCCATCCTCGGCAAGAAGGGCCGCAGCGCGCTGACGATCCTCTCCATCTTCATCGGCATTGCCGCCGTCATGACCATCGTTTCGGTCATGGAGGGCATGAAGGCACAGATGATGAAGCAGTTTTCCGCGATGGGCGCGAACCGCGTTCAGGTGAGCATCTATTCATGGATGTACGACGCGGACGGCAACGACGTCAGCAAGGACTATTTCCCCGACCTTTACGAATACTGCCAAGGACTGAGGGAATATGTCATCGGCATTACGCCGAACGGACAGGCGAACGCCACCGTGATCTACGGCACGAAGAACTCTTCCACGATGCAGACGGAGTATGACAAGCAGTGGAATCTCATCAGCGGTCCGCCGTCGCTCTACTACGGCTCCGACCAGTACAGCGCGTGCAACAATCTGACCGTTGCCAAGGGACGCGACCTTG